GCTCTGAGTGAGGTAAAATACACGGTAAATAACATCCCCCGTTTTATACAGCAATCCGTAACTCAGTATGTCGCCATTTATGCTCCTTACATTGTTTTTCCCCAGAAACTTCCAACTTTCAGGAACATATATCTCTTTAAAAAACTCTTCGTAGCTCATAACTCATAACTCTTCACTCTATCTCCTTCATTTGCTCCCAAAGCTCTGTCGCCATTCTGTCGCCGATTTTGAGCAGATCGTTTGCCCTCAACACGCCTTTGCATATTCCCGATCGGGTTCGGTCGGTAATTTTTGCAATAGTCGTATAGCTAAATTCTTTCTTGTCGTGCAGCAGTTTCCAGTAGAGCTGCCGCACGAGCGAAATTCGTTGCGTCTGACTATATCCGAGTATTTCATGAGCCGAAACACCCGTTATTTTTTCAACGTCAGTAATCATTGCCTTCATTGTTTAACGGTTTAATGGTTTTATCGCCGGCAGAACAAAGCCTTCTAATACTGTCCATTAAAGAATCGTTCTCAGCCTTACGCCGATTAATTTCGTCCTCCAAATCTTCAATTTCGCTAAGCTGTTTTAAATTCAACACGCCAAGCACAATAGCTATTACAGCCAATAAAATAATCATAAATGTTTCCATAGTAGTAAAATTTAATTTTTTAAAATTGATTCGTCTTCCTTTTTCAACTCAATGAAAAATGTTTCGTCCTGATCCACGTAAATACCTACTCGGGGAAAAATCGCAGCAATTTCCGGATTGTCCCGGTCTGCAAGCAGCTTGTCCTTTGCCGGCTCTTCTATTACGCGCACGTAGCTCGGAAGGAATTCTTTTAAAAGATTCAATACAGCCCCCCATGTAAAACCACGAAGTGTCTTCAATTTCGGCGTACCAATACGGAAACCTATCACGCCATGTGAAGTTTCATAACTTTTCTTCTTTACGAACAAAGTGTTTTTATTTTCTTCCGCAAAAGCCTGTACCACATCGAAAGCCTTCTCTTTTTTTTCTGCCAGCGTCGAAAGTCGGTTGGCATAACGTTCCCTGATTTCCGTAAATTTCAAATCCATTGCTGCATTTATCTTTGCAATTTCTGCGTCGGCTGCTGCATATTCGGCCATTGCTGTTTCCATTTCGTCGTTTGTGATTCCGTTTAAAACCACCTTTTTTTCTCTCTTTGCCATAATTGTTTTTTTTTATTAAATTGATACTCTTTACTCTTAACTATCACCTATCACTCATCACTCATCACCCATCACCCATTACCCATTACCCATCACCCATCACCCATTCCTCAATTCGACCATTTCCTGTAATCCGTTTCCTCCACAGTCATTTCTTCTACATTTATCAAATCTTTCTCCTTTTTTAGAAAAGCGTAGTAAAGCGACCGCAGCCGTTCTAACGGAATAGCATTAAACCCTTTTCCTTCGGCCACTTCTCCGGCAGCCCGGCAGGCAATTGCTTTCACTTCGTCAATCGTTGTATTGTAGTTCCCCAGTGCCTTACGCCAGCCAAAAATGGCTGCAATCAACCTCTTTCGCCATTTGTCCAGTTCGTTTTCTTCCGGATGAATCATCCTGTCCAGCTTTTCACACAGATCAATCAGCTCTTTCAGCTCCAGATCTCTGCTGCTCGTTACGCCGTACGTTGCCAGCATAGCCAGCTTGGTATCGTTATCGATACCTGCTTCACGTATCATCACGTGGAATTTCTTAATCCACACGTTGCGTTGTTTTTCAATCAGTGTTTTCATGTTTGCTTGATTTTTTTGTTGTTAAATTTCATTTAATCCCCAGTGTTCTTCTGCCAGTTCGTCATTTATATTCAAATAATTGCCACCTCCGTATCTTCCTGTCGGGAATGCCCTGAAACCCTGTACGCGAAAAGCCACATTTGAATCTCTCCATATTCGCTTTGCCACCTGTCCGTCGGGCTGTTTTCCGTCCACGTGGCTCACGTAAATAAACAGCTTGTTCGGAAATTCCTCTTTCAACTCTTTGTATTGTGCGAACGTCATACAGGCAAACTGAACGCTGTCTATTACTACGAAATCGGGACTTTTCCGTTTCCTGAGCCAAATCTTTATGTCCGGTATCTCCATTTTGTCCAGCAATACCATGCGGGTTCCAACTTCTTCCATGTTTACCCGCTCCATTGCCATTTGTATCGACAGGCTCAATCCTTCCTCAATGCTGTCGTAAGCTCCACGTACAAATCGGGTCAGGTATTTGCTCAACATCATTGCAAAACTTGTCTTTCCGTGTTTTGGAGGCCCGTAAATAAACCACGATCCTGTTAGTTCCGGACTCCCGACGGCTTCCAACCATTCGTCCTCAAAATTCAGCGTTCTGAATTTGGCATTGTAAACATTGGTTACCGAAATGGCACGTTTCATAAAACTTCCTGTTTTGCCAATTCCTTATAAATTCGGCGCAAACTCGGTAGTCCGTCTTCACCGAGCGTGCCGGTGTAAATTTTATTGATGTTGGCCTCGTTCCCCGAATTAGCCTTTATAATCATCAGGGCGGTTGCCTGCAATACTTTTTTCCCGTTGTCTCCTTCCGGTATGGCTTTGCTGTAGCGCTTGCCAAAACGGGAAAACAATTCGGTATAGCCAACCTTCCGGTTGTTGATCGCTCTGGTCATTTTTTCCTGAAGCCCATCGGCTCCCATCATGTAATATCCGCAACATTTTTCCGTCGCATTATAAAGGGCTTTTATTTCGAGAAAGGCATCGTATTGCAGATCGCCTGCTTCGTCCAAAATAATCAATGGGGTGGACAAGGTTTTGAGGTAAAACACCAAATCCTCATATATCTCGGCATATTTGCCTGTTGTGCCCACCCCAAACTCTTTGGCTATCTGTTTTATCAGCTTCTGTTTTGTTTTTACTTGGCTACAATCAATATAAATGGCGTTTTTGTGCGTTTTAACGTATTGCCTGGCAGTATAGGTTTTGCCAATGTCGCTCAAGTCGCAAATCACGGCCGAATCGCTGCCTTTCTGACACATTTCGAGTTGGGCGGAGATATACTGATAAACGGGTGTTTCTGCTGTTCGCCAGGGCGTTTCTTCCCTTAAACTTACGCCCAGTTTGCGGGCAATGGTTATCCAGCTTGCCTCTCCCAATACTCTCTCTATTTCTCCGTTTTTTACGCGGTTATACTGCGAACTGCTGATACCCAGCGAAGTGGAAAATTTGGCATCCGACCCGGAAAAGTTCTTCCGCGCTTCTGCCATCGCTTCTGCGATACGTTGTTTAAATTCTTTCGTCATCATGTTTTTGGTGTTTTTATGATTAAACTTAAAGTGATTCCAATGCTCTGGCTGCCCAGTTTATATTTTCAATATCCGTAAATTCGTCTTCCTCATAGCCTTTCGGCTGTTCTGTTTCCTCTACAATTTTTACTTCTATATTCTCTATCGACACCGATTCCAATACACCGATTTTGGGGATAGATTGTCGTCTTTCTTTTACGAACTTGTCAAACTTGGCGGCGCGCTTCTCCTGATGCAACATGTTTTCATAGTCCTTTTCCGTCCTTTCAATAGCATTTTCATTGTATTGAAATTGCGTTTTATTGATGGCTTCACCGATGTAAGTGTCTCCCTGATACAGGTAAACTTCTTTTATCGAACCGTCAGCCTCGGGCAACCAATAGGCGGTTACGTTGGTATTGTTCGGTTTCAGCCGTTTCAGAGATTCAAAATCAAGCAGCTCGAAGTTTTCCATTTGTACCGGACAAAAATCATTGTTGTAAATGGTTGTTTCCGTTACGTTGCCGATAAATTTATAGAGATGCCATTTCTCTATCGGTCGCAAATTCGGATTGTACTGTTTGATCAGCACGTCTTTGCGGGTCATTCCCGGATAGGTTTTCTGCAAGGGATGCAGCTCGTTGTTGTGCTGCTCAATGTCGGCAAGGTCGTCGGCAATAATGGCTTGTGGCTGATACATTGGCTCCACATAGTCGCCGTCCACCTTGTTGCGTATGCTTCGGTAAGCTTCGTTTTTGGCATACCACCGTCCGCGTGTGTGTCCGTTTCGGTGGCTTACGCCGTATTTCAACGATTTGATGTTGTGTTCGGCCCGCTTTTCGGTAGGTGAATTACACCAACGCATAAACGGGAATATTTCGCTCAAAAAATCAATGTCTTTCATCAGGTGATGTTCCACTTCCAACTCTCCCGGCATGGGAAGTCCCAATTCAATCAGTTCACAAAACATATTGCGAAACGCTTCAATAACCGTGTCGATCGTCGGTTTGCCCAGCACGTAAGCCGGACGGAAATAATATCCCGATACGACGTCCACGGCAATGTATTTATAAATCCAACCTCGCACGCTTTTACGGCTCAGTGCCACGTCGTCCATACTGATTTTACTCAGCGAGTATTGTCCCAATTTACGGCTGTGCTTCGGACGCATTTTGTTCACATAGTCGAAGTTCCCGTTCCTGTCCATGTAAATGGCCGTATTATTGAGAACGTTTTTCAAATAGTTGCGAACCGTAGCCACCGATATTTCCATACCCCGATTTTTATACCTGAAATCCTGCGGTCGGAATATCTCCCCGGTTTCCTTGTCGAACAGTTCTTTATCTCCGCTTATAAATTCCAGATAAAGCCGGTGTACTTCGTTCACAAACGGATGGTTGTTGTTTCGATAAATCGAGAGCAGCAAATTCTCCAGCGATACAGATACCACGCGGGCAGAATCGTTGCCGATGTTTTTGTGGATAATCGACGCATAACCGCCGTTGCAATACTCTTTAAATACTCTTTCAAGCACTCTCGCATTTTTTATCGGATCGCAGGGATATGTTTCGGTCTGTTCCAGGTAGTAATTGGCTGCCAGCTCCCAAAATTCTCCCATTTTCAACCTTGAATTGGCTCTTGCATGGGCATTGAGCTGTATGGTAAGTCCCCGCTTGATGGCTTCCAGTATCGAAGCCCTGTTGGTATAGCGTTTTATTTGTTCGTCATCCAGGTGGGTTCCGTCAGGCTTCAGGTAATTGGTGAAAAATTCGCGGGCTTTCGTTTCTATCTCAACGGCAAAAATTCCCCGTCTCGCTTTTTCTTCTATCTTGCCAAAACGCTCTTCTATCTTTCGCCGCCTGTCCGATCGCCGGATGCTCTTTACGTCTATCAGCGTATTGCCGTTGATGCCGCGCCGATAAATCTTTAAATAACCGCGCTTGCTGTCATTTCTAAATTGACTTTCTGTCAATCCGGCTTCTATCCAGTCGTTTACGCTGATGGTTACTGTTCCGTCTATTACCTGGTACATACGTCTGTTCGTTTTTTTCTTTCTTTTCCTATAAAAGCCGGTCTCTCCCGGCTGTCAAGCTCTCCCGCTTTGTCCGTGCTTTCATTATTGCGCTTTTCCTTACGGCCGGCATCCCGCAACTCTCTCCGGCCAAACCCGAACTACTCGCACAGGGCTGCCGCTCTGCATTATTGCTTCGCAGCTCTCCTTCTTCTTCTTGGGTTGCTCCCGCCCGGGACTCGAACCCGGGTGTATGCCCTTCAGGAAAAATTACTACCTTTGTTGTCAAACCTTTATATAGTAATTGTTATGGATTCTTTAAATGAACATTATGAGAATCAACTTCAACGTCTGGAGGAACTGTCTCAAAAATCGGGTGAAAATCAATTGTCTTTTTTTCAATCGATTCTGTTTGTATCCTCAACTCTGCTCGGTATTCTAATTTCTCTCCACTCATCAGAGATAAATAGCCAAATACTTCGCTTTCTTTTTGCTCTGGCAATGGTTCTACTGTCACTTGGTACCCTAATGTGTGGTATAGTAGTATTCGATTTATCAGAAATGTCCAGACGTCTTTATCAAGCTTTTCGTTCTGAACTTCAAAATGCGCTAAAAAATAGTTGTCAGGTGCAACCCATATCTCTTGATCTGAAAAAAAGGACGAAATTTTTTCAGAAAGTTGTTTATATTTCTTTGCCAGCTTCTCTGGTAATTTTGACCATTTATTATCTTTTAAAATTATTTTCATAATATAGAATTTGTCAAACCTTCAAATAATCAGAAGTTATTTAAAAGTTTACGAATTTTTAGAGAGGCTTCCCTCTCACGATCCGATTGCCCAAAACGTAAGGGAGGAAATAATCCTTCAACTTGAAATTTTGAAATCTGATCTTGATAATCTTGAAGATTTTTTGAATCGGGAGTAATTCCTTCGTTTGTTGGTGTTTTCATTTTTCTTCTGTATTAAAGTGTTTGTTCAATTTGTCCATTGTGCCTTTGCGGTCAGCCCTGATGAGCAATATGCTCGAAGCGATAAACCATGCTACTCCGGCTGCCACTGCCCACGTCGGATTGTTGTCCGTTCCCAGCGTCAACCCAATGAATGACAGCGTCCAGTTGATGAGAATCAGGTAAGCTTTCATAATATTAGTCGTTTAATAATATTTTTATATCTCGATATGCGTCTGCGTAAGTTCTGAACTCCAATCTTTTAAGATAATAAGGATCACCTGAATCAGTGATTCTTTCTTCTTTCATTTTCTGTGTCAATTTCTCGACTTCAATTTCATACTGTAGAATTTCTTCGTCCAGCCAGTCCAAAAGTTCTTTTTTTGTTTCCATAATATCTATTTTTAAAGTAATTAATCGGTTTCCTTTCCACCCTTTTCAAGAGCCATTTTCCTTATTCTATCCGAAAGTTCACTGTGTGTTCTTCCCTTCAGGGCACTGCGTACCGTTACCGTACTTACCCCAAATGCTTGGGCTATTTCGCGTCTTGTTTTTCCGTATTTCAATAATATTTCTCCCATAGTGTTGTTTTTTTGAAATTTGTTGTACCTTTATTGCCTCTTTCGCTTTTGAAAGAATACGCAAAGTAAAGTATAAAATTTTATACTTCAAAGAAAAAATGGATAAAATTTCACCTATAAAAGAAAGAATTTTACAATTTATTGATAGTCAAAACATTAAAAAGATAGATTTTTGTGAATTGACTGGAATATCTTATGCTAATTTAAAAGGAAAATCACTTTATAGTGAAATCGGTGGAGATAAAATAGCGGAAATTTTATCTATTTATCCATATTTAAATCCAGAGTGGTTACTTACCGGCAAGGGTGAGATGCTGAAAAAGCGAGAAAAAATACCGGTGGCCACACAGGCCAAAAATGGAGAAGGAATTCCGCTTATTCCCATTGATGCTATGGCTGGATTTGCAGCCGGTGAGATGCAGGTATTGGAATATGAGTGTGAAAGGTATGTGGTTCCTGTATTTCGTGAGGCGGAATTCCTTATTCAGGTAAAAGGAAGCAGTATGTATCCCAAATACAGCAGTGGAGATATTGTTGCCTGCAAAAAACTCCCACTTCAGGATATTTTCTTTCAATGGAATAAGGTATATGTACTCGATACCGTTCAGGGGGCTTTAATCAAAAGGGTAAGAAAAGGAAAAGATGAAGAGCATATTTTATTGGTCAGTGAAAACGAAAAATATGAGCCATTTGAACTTAAGATCAGTCAAATTCATGCCATTGCCATAGTCATTGGTGTCATTCGATTGGAATAATTATTGCTTTCCTGTACGCAAAATTAGTCAGGGAGGCACACTTTTACGCATTTATAGGCTTATTTCACTGAAATACAGCCTTTTATTTTTGTCTTTTCGTGTCAATTTTAACCACTATGGGGGTGTTTATCCGTTGTTTTTAACCACTTTTAAGCCGTTTTTAACTCTTATGGGTATATTTATGAGCGTGTTTTTGACCTACTTTTGACCCTACTTTGACCCTAACTCGTGTATAATTTGTTTTTCACTGTTTTTTTGGCAGTTTTGTTTGCTTATTTTTTGGCATAAAAAAAGCCCGTTTTCGGGCTCCTTTTTTTGCTATTTATAAGTTTGTATATATCGCAGTTTTTATTTAATTTTACGGCGTTTCAGGGCGGTTTTGTCCCCATTATTCAATCATTATTTAAGCAGCAATTAAACATACTCACAAAACCACGCCATTTCACTCATATAAATTAAAGCAAAATATAAGTAAATGTACAATTTGTTTTTTAAGCAGTCAATTTCTCATTCACTCTTTCTCTTTCTTTTTCAATCACTTACACCGTTTTATCATTAATCATTTATGTACAATTTGTTTTAATGCCCATATTTTTTTATCTTTGGTATTTTTGT